CACCGTCTTGCCACACTCAACCAAATGCTAGTTTGTGCAATACTAGCCGCTGTCAGCGTGTTCTCCGGAACCGCTCTCACCTGTTGTTGTGTGAAGAAGGACGCACTGCGGGACACCGCGTCGTCCTTGTGCGAGAAAACGTCTCGTGACCCAGTTGTCGTATCTGACCTGTCACGAGATGCTTTTTCTCGCACCCCTGTGAACCAACCTGCTGCAGTGGTTGGTCACACCCATGCTAGTGCCGCTATGCTGCGAACCACCGCAACACGTTTTGCCAAGGAGATGGCCCAAGAAATTGGGTCTGAGGTATACGTGCATAGCATGTCCAAGTCCGATCAACGGAAGGGCATGCGTGGAACGCGCAGATGGTACTGGACGAAAGATGTGAACGCGTCGAACAGGAACGATAAGCCTAGGCCTTGTGACGTGAGATATTTGTGTGATGTTGACTATTATGTTGACATGCCTGAATTACTCGCCAAAGAAGCCAAGCCCGTTTTATTGTACACCGTTGTACCTGAAGAAGCAGCCTCCGCAAATGGAACCGACAATTCAGCCTTTCACTTTGATGAAAACGGCTGTCTAACTACCCTGGTTGCCGGCGGAGGAGCATATTCCCATCGTCTGTGGGATTACGCTTCTGACTCTTTTCTCGTAACCAAGAGAGTGTGGGGCATTCCGTATCGGAGTGTCGCTTATGCCGTGGAACGCAAGCAAGTGGGCAAACACCGACAGCTTGTTCTTCTGGCACCGGTGAAGGTCTTCAAGGGCCCTCTCGCCGCCAGTCTTGCTGGATTTCTCTTGGAAACAAAGCCCCTCCGCCGTTTCAACCCCATAATGAAGGCTGGAGGAGAAAAGTTTGTCAGGTTCAACGTCATGTCACCTGAAGGTGTCCTTTCTGTTACAACCGCGCGCCCTAACGCAAGTTTGTGCGCGACCGTGACATGTGTTAAGGATGACTGTGTGGCAACTGTGGCGCGGCTGGGTACCACGAAACTTATGCTCCCTACAACCGTTAGTTGGGTCGAAGACCGAACCGCGGCTGCTATTTTGACTGACTATCATAGGCTAAAGGGTGGGAAAGCAAAGCACACCGTGTACCCAGTGGAGCTTGGAGTGAGGGCATTTCAATTCAAACCGTCAGAATATGACCAGGATGCCAAAACCAAGCTTCAATCATTCATGAGTCCCCTGATTCACGGAGCTTTTGCCCCGGTTCCTAATAAGGCAGGAGAGGAACAATGCGTCGAAGGACGCATTAACTCTCTGAAGAAGCCTGAACCTAAGCCAAGCATGTTCCGTGAACAATGCATCAACGAGTTCGCGAACCTCGTTGTTGCCGGAGCACACCTTGAACCCGTCTGTTATGACGTAGTTGCAGCTAAACAGACAAGCGCGGCCCAACGACTTTCATTGGAGCGGGCAGTCACCTATGGAACCTTCCGTAAGCCAATCGTAAAATGCTTCTTAAAGGCTGAGGCGTATCCTGATGTTAAAGATCCCAGGAACATCACGACCTACAATGATGCTGACAAACTCGATATGGCTGGTTTCAGTTTGGCGATGTCCGCATACCTAAAGGATTGTCCTTGGTATGGCCCTGGCAAAACACCGTTAGAAATTGCTACCCGTGTCACTCAAATTTGCGAAACAGCAGATTTTGTGAACATATCCGACTATAAGCGGATGGACGGTACAATAACGATGGCGTTGCGCAAGGTTGAGCGTGCTGTGATGATGAAGGCATTTCCACAGCACCGCGCTAAATTAAACGAATTGTTTAAGTCGAATGTCAACAACAAAGGATTTCTCCCCCATGGAACGACATTCGAACAAGGAAGTTCGCAGGGATCAGGCTGCTCAGCAACAAGCCTGTTCCAAACTCTCAGAGCCGCTTTCACCGCGTTCCTCGCCTTTAGACACACTGAAAAGTATGAAGGAGGCCCTACCTACAACGCAGTTGAAGCGTATGGAGCCCTTGGAATCCATCTCGGTGACGATGGTCTCGACGCTGGCCTACCTATACGTTCACACAAATGGGCCGCTACCAGCACCGGACTTATCCTTGAAGCTCAGACTGTTTCAAGAGGGCACCGAGGGGTCAATTTCCTGGCACGTTACTACTCAAAGAACGTTTGGCTTGGCGACACTAATAGTATGTGTGACATCAAGAGACAATTGTCGAAGTTCCATACAACGGTTCGCCTACCTGAAAATGTTACAAAGTGCCAGAAGCTTGTGGAGAAAGCACAATCCTTTGTGGTTACCGATGGACAAACTCCTGTTCTCGGAGAACTTTGCAACCGAGTGCTCGTGTTGCTTGAAAAACGTACTCAAAGGAAACACAAGCCAAGGGTCAAGCATGGAATTGGTAATTATTGGTCTAAATTCGAGTCCAACGTCCAGTACCCCAATGTCAATGTTGGAGGATGGATGGACTCTGAGTTTCGCATTATGTTACCAAAGTTTGACCGGAGCATCTTCGGTTTGTGGTTGGTTAATGCCCAAACGATCGAGGAGCTCCTTGACGCTCCATTGTGCCAAGACCCCGAGCCAGCAACCCCAGGACTCGTGTCTTTTGTGGTTGACGAGGAGGTTGTACCACCACGATCTCCTAATCGAGCACCACAAGAGACTGAACCAGAGCCGGCCCGAGCCCAGCCTGAGAAGAAAACGCCGCGCACAAAACCCTCGCGCGCACGTTCTACCCCCACAGCCAGAAGCAGACAATTTAAATCCGCTGAGGGGAAGGGCTCCCAAGTCAAGGAGCAGGTAATCACGCCAAAGAAGGCGGGGAAAACCCGTGTTAGAACACGTAAAACACAGAAGGTGCAGAAATAATTGGTTTTCTTTTCTCCTTTGCAATGTTCTTGCATAAAATCCGCC